ATTTCCTCCTGAAGACTATCGACCATCTTGGTCAGAAGCGCCCGCTGATCGGTCGAGAGGCCGGTCTGGCGTTCAAGGGTGTCGGCCCAAAGCTGGACCGTGAATTTGATCGTCTGGAAGGTCGAGCCGAGCACTTCGCGAACCTTCTCGGTCCGCCACAGTTGCCCGGCGTTCTCTTCCCACTTCTGCCGCTTCAGGGCCGCGTCCCAAAACGACTGCTGGAAGGCCGTCGGCAGGTCCGACGGTTTCATGGTCTTGATGTATTGCTCGGCCGAGATCGCGGGCGGGATCAGATAGCGGCAGGCCGTCGGCAGGTGGTAGACGTAGCCCGCCTTGCGGCGGTAAAGCGGCGGACAGTCCGCCAGCTTCGCCTTGACCGTCTTCGGGTCCATGCCGAAGACCTGCGCCAGCCACGAGACGGTCACGCCCTGAAGCATGTCCTCGACCATCGGCCCGCCGTAGGTACGCGCCTGCCGGTTCCCCGAGACGAGATCGTCAAGGATGTCGTCGCGTGTCCGCTTCCGCGTCCGGTTGGGGTTGCCTACAAGGTCTTCGTCGTCGCTCATGATTTACCCGTATATACGCATCGCCATAATGTCACGAGGATGCCGCTTCGTCGAGATCGCCGTGCCACCGACGCAGTTGGGTCCGCCGACGCCTCTCACGTCCTTTTTCTGATCTTGCGTGGGCCGTTAACGCGGCTACGCGAGATTTTCTGATGGCCGGGCACGCCCAACTTTTCTTTTGACTTTGGGACCGTTTAGCCTTCACCACCGGGTCTGCGCATTTGTTAGCAGCGATGCGAGACATCTCCGCGCGAAGATTCGGGTCCGCCCACGCCGCTTTGCACGACACGGACATCTTTTTTCGAAATTCGGAGTCGGCCTGTCGAATGCGCGCTTTCTCTGACATATTTGCTCGCATTTCAGAAGTCCACTTTCGACCTCGCCCCCCATGCCCTCCCGTGCTGGTATTCAAAAGGTTATCGACGCCGCCTCGGGACGCGATTTCGTCAATTTCCCACGCCCGAGCCGCCTCCATTGACGAAAAATCTTCAACCTTCTCGACCCTAAAAATTCGACCTTTCATGGGACCGCTGCTTCGATGTTCCCTAAGCCGTCTTTTGAGATCGTAAGTTATCCCAACGTACCGTAGATTGTCGTCCGTCAACAGCACGTACCCTATAGACATCCTTCCAGCCTCACTCGAACTGCTTCCGTTATTCGATCCTGCGTTATTTGCCGATTATTAAGAGCCTCAACTACGCTCGCGTCCATCGTCCCTTTGGCGAGGATTCGATGAAGAAAAACCCGGTCGGCCTTCTGTCCTGACCGATGCAGACGCTTCATGAACTGTCGATACAATTCAGCGCTCCACGTAAGGCCATACCAGACGGCGATGTTCGAGCCGTGCTGGAAGTTGAGGCCGTGCCCTGCGCTCGCCGGGTGCGTGACCAGAAGTTCGATCTTGCCCGCGTTCCAGTCGCGCATGTCATTCTTCGTCTCGCCGTAGAGTCGGGCCTGCGGGAAGCGCTTCATGATCGCTTCGAGATCGAACTGGAACGAATACGCCAGAAGGATCGGCCGCCCCATGGCCTCGGCCACGATGCTGTCGAGCACTTCGAGTTTGTGGTCGTGGATTTTGACCGACTCGCGGGGCAGCTTGCCTCCGGTCTCTTCGTCGAACTTGTCGCCGAGGTACATCGACCCGTTGGCGAATTGAAGCAGCTTGCCGGTCAGCACGCCCTTGTTGACCGCCTCGATCACTTCCCGGTCGCCACGCGCGTTCTTGACGATCATGGCCGCCTCGCGCTCGAACGCCTTGTAGCGCTTCATCTGCGGGGGCGTCAGGTTCACCCAATGATCGACCGTCGTCAGCGGCGGGAGCTTCAGGTAGTCCTCTTCCCGGAGGCTGTAGAACACGTCGTCGATGCGCGACATGATCTCGCCTTCGGAGTGAGGGAACGGCTCGACCTTGCCCCCTTCCCGCCAGTGGTCTTGCCGGAACCAGCGGTTCTTGTAGGCCGTCATCGACGTGCCGAGGCGCTTGCCTAGGTCGATGATGAAGATCGGCCCCCACAAGTCGATTAGGCCGTTGGGCGAGGGCGTGCCGGACAGTTCGACGACTCGCTTGAAGGTGAACCGCATCCGCCGGAGGATGCCGAACTCGGTCAGGCGCTTCGGGGGCATCGTGCCGTCGGCGCGGGGCTTGGGCTTCGACCGCTTGCGGCCGCTCTTCAATCGGCTGGCCTCGTCATAAACCAGCATGTCGAATTTCCAGCGACGAACGCCGAGGGTCTTCTGAAGCCAAGGCAGGTTCTCGCGGTTGATGATCGTGATCACCGCGTCGTGCGTCAGCGAGGCCAGCCGCTCTTCTTCAGTTCCGGTGACGATCCGGTACGTCAGGCCGCGTGCGAAGGCCCACTTCGCGATCTCGGCGGACCACGTTTCCTCGGCGACCTTCAGTGGCGCGACGATCAGGACTTGGCTGATCGTTCCCTCGTCGAGCATCCTTGTGATGGCGTGCAGTGTAGCGGCGGTCTTGCCGAGGCCCATTTCCGCGCCGAGAAAGACATCCTTCTCGACGATCAGGTCCGACATCCAGCGCTGGTAGGACCGGAAGTTCTCGAAGTCGAGGATTTCGGGCGGCGGCCCGTAGATCAGTTCGAGCGCTTCGAGATCGTGGACGAACCGGGGCAACTTCTCGGGCTCGCCATAGATCAGCGCCGCGCTCTCGAAGCCGAGCCGGTTGACTGCCTTTTTGAACTCTGACGGCCATGGTTGAAAGGTCATGCTATCCCGAGAATTTCCAACGCTTCGAGCACGTTGTCACACCAGTAGAGTTCCGCCCCTGCGGCCTTCATCCGGTCGTGCTCCAATACCTGCGAAAGCCGGGGCTTCTCCCCCGGCCGTTTGAACTCGATCCAGACGACCCGGCCATCCTTGATGAACACCCTGTCAGGCGCACCGTTGCGGCCGGGCCACTGGACCTTGCGAACAAAATACCCGGCCTTTTCGGCGCGGACCACGACGGGCATTTCTACGCCTTTTTCGATCATGTCTTCTCCAAATAAGCGATGGCCCGCCGGAGTTCGTCAGGGTTGTCGTGGAACATCCCTAGTCCGGCGTTGCACGGTCTGCACAGAAGTCCGCGAACACGACCTGTCTCATGGCAGTGGTCTATGTGCGTGTGCTTTTCGACCAAGGGCTTCCGACACAAGGCGCAGCCGCCCTCTTGCAACCCCCACAGACGCTCGTAATCGCCTTTCTTCAACCCGTACTTTGCCCCGCGCCAGCCTTTGCGTCGAGCTTCCGACTCCCGGAATTTTTCGGGGTTTTCGTTCTGCCATTGTCGGACGCGAGCGATCTGCCGAGGGCGGTCATTCCGGTAGTGCCTGCGGCTTTTTTCACGAACCTTGGCCCCGTTCCTCGCTCGCCACTGCCGCTCGTACTCTCGACGCTTCTCCGGGTCTTTGTAGGGCATCTACAGGTCCAGCTTCGCTTGTCGAGGATCGCCCCCGAACGAGAGAATATCCCGAACAGCGAAATCCCGGTAGGACTCCTTGTCGAGATCGTAGGCTCGGAGCATCCACTGGTCTTCCTCGTGGAACTCGGTGTTGCCCCAATAGAACTCGCCGGGGATGACCCGGCGCTCTGCCACTTCGCCTCGGTAGTTCCGATAGGTGAAGCACAGGGGCGTGTCGGTCGTCTTGTGCTGCATACTCAATCCTTCATGAAGACCTTCGAGACAAAGCCGTTGCTGCCGAGCGGAAGGCCCTTCGCCCAACGCGGCTGTTCTTCCATGCACTCGATCAGGATTTTCAGTTCCTCTTCGGCGCGATCCTCGCGCGAGAGCCCGACCAACTGGTCATGGACGTGGATGCGCAGGTCGAGCCCGCGACGGAAGGCCAGCTTCATCCCGTGGGCCAGCAGATCGCGGGCGATGGCTTGGTCCGCGTTCTCCGTCAGCTTGCCGGGATGGGTGCTCTCACGGACCCACTGCTTCTTGTCGTTGAGCGACTCGTAGGTGATCGACGCCTTCATGTCGCCCCAAGGCATCCGCACGTCTTCGATCCGGGGGCGGCAATAGTGCAGGTGGCGGCCGCTCGGCAGGCCCATCCGCATGAACGGCCCCTTGCGGTCGAAGTAGACGTGGCCGAAGTCCACCCGGCGGCCGGTGCGGATGCACTTCTTGGTGGCCCGCTCGATCCCGTACCAGTAGTCCTTCACTTCCTCGAACTCGCGTCGGAAGGTCTCAACCGAGAGCTTAGACTGCTCGGCCGTGAACTCGGTAATCTGCATGTTCCATGCGTAGCCTAGCAGGCCGGTCGCTTCCTTCTCGCCGGTCTTGTGGTTGTAGCGCTCTTCGCCCGGTCCGAGCATGTAGCCGCAGTTATGCGCTACGAGGCACCCATCTTCCGTCAGTACCGCGAACCGGGCATTGGCCCCTGAATTCAGGATGTCCCAAGTGTCGGCTATTTGAATTTTGCTCTGACCGGGTTGCGAGCCGGAGATTTCCGGGCTCGTAGTGACCGTCATTGTTCCGCCGATCAACTTCAAGGGAACCGTCCGCTCCGAGGACATCGACGAGGTATCGCACCCATTCGTATGCGCTGTCGAACCGCATACGAATTCCCCGAGCGCCGTAGTAACGATACGCACTGTTTTCCGGGTTTTCGCAACGCGCTCTCGCAGCGTAGAAACGATTTGCCAGTATGTCGAACAGGTCTGCGCCGACTCGCTTTCCGATGTCGGAGCGACGGTCAGCAGAAGCGCATCCAGTGCAGCGCGTGGATAGTCCTCGGGTGAGGTTTGGGCGCGGTATGATCCTCTCGATCCCGCATCGGCAGCGGCAGAGGAACCGCTTGCCCGTGCTGCGGCTCGACCCTGCGTATTTGAGAACATGCCAATCGCCGTATCTAGAGCCCGGTCGAACGTCTTCGGCAGGTTTACCTGTCGCCACTCCTGCCACTCCCCTTCCACCAAGAACCGATGGTCGAGGGTAGCATATATCCCGGACCGACACAACACGTCCTGATAGCCTTTCCAGACCACGCCCCCGTGCCGAACCCAACCCTCTCCGTCGTACAGCCAATCGTCCACCGTAAGCTCGACGATGGCCTTCCAACCGCGATGTGTGAGAACCGGCGTCTCGCCCTTCAGGCAGCCAAGAACCCCCGGTTTCGAGATCGTGCGCTTGCTGCTGTCGCCGCCCTTATACTCGGCCATGAGCACGTCGTAGGGCAGACCGAACAGGTAGGTCGCGAAGTCCACGTAAGGGTCGCGGTTGAGCTTGAAGACGCGCAGGATTTTCTCGCACCCTGCCAGCCAGCCGAGCACCCTGTTTTCGATGGCGTTCAAGTCCGCGTCGATGAAGAGGTAGCCGTCCGGGGCCTGCGCCGCCGGGCGAATTGTGGACGCCAGCACGTCCATGGGCTTGTCGTAGATGATGTTGAAGCAGCCCGCATTCAGTTCCTCGACGTTGCGGGCGTGAATTTCGATCCCTTTTTCCAGCTTCTTGATCGGCCGGGGAAGGTTCTGCGGCTGGAAGAGCCGTCCGCCCCATCGCCACGTTCGGGCCGCCCCGGCGAACTGGAAGGCGTAGCGCAGCACTTCGTCTCGGGTGTCCACTGCGCGGCGCAGGGCGTGATACTTTTTCGGGCTCGTGCGGCTGGTCTCGGATCGGAGTTCGAGCACGCGCAGGAGCGCGTCGTCGTCGTCGAGCGCCGGGCCGCCGTTGTGCCCGATCTGGTCGCTCTCGCCGAGGCCGAGTTCTTCTCGGCGACGTTCGATGGCGCGGGTGATATGGCCCTTCTTCAGATCGTCGAAGGGGTAGCCGTTGTCCTGCAACCACGGCAGCAGTTGTGGGCCGGAGTTGGCGTTGTCGAGCCCGGTGATCTCTTCCATCTCGGCGAGCTTGTCGCGCAGCGTCGCCTCGTAGATCGAGATCGCGTTGCGGACCATCCGCATGTTGATGGGAATGCCAGCCTCGTTGATCTGCTGGTCGATATGCCAAAGCTCCCACTCTTCGTCGGAGGGCATGTAGGCTTTGAGCCGGTGGTAGATCGCCCGCTCGGCCGTCTCGTCCTGATCGTTGTATTCGAGGTATTCGAGCCAGTCGGAGTAGGCGTCGTACCAGTGGACCCGCGTCTCGGGCTTGGTCTTGGTCGGCTTCCTCGGCGACGAGAATTTCGACATGAGCCGACGGCCCTTGGCGAGCTTCTGCTTATCCTCGTCCAGATCGACCACCGGCCCGGCCTTTTCCAGCTTGCCGGGGAGCGAGCACGTCAGCGCGAGGACCATCGTGTCGCGCCAGCTTACGAGCGGCGTGTCGATGCCGAGGGTGTTGCTTATTATCGACCGCTCAAAAGGCGCGTTCCAAGCCCACTTAATCACTTTCGGGTCTTCCATGGCTTCACGAAATTCCGACGGAATTTCTTCCCCTTCAGCCGGAATCCATTGCTTTTGTTTCACGTCATCCAACGACCATGCACACATGAGCGCTTCGGTGGATGAGTGACGCGAGTACCTACCAACACCAACGCTAGGAAGGTCCAGTTCAGAATACGTTTCGAAATCCAAATGGCATCTAATCTCGGACATACTGTGCTCCGAGTTTAATGTGATACAGATGTCGTCTAGTACAACCTAGTTCTTTACTCAAAGCTAGGGCATCTCCACCATTATTTAATTTTTGCCGGATATCCTCCGCTTCTTCGTAAGTAAACATTCTCTTGCCGAGACGGGTTACGTTCTTACTATTTTCGCTCGGAGTCCCCCACCGTAGATTAGACAACCTATTGTGCGTCGGATCGTCATCTTCGTGATAAGCTAAATTCCCTGCCGGGCACGGTCCGACGAAAGCCAAAAGCACGAGTTCATGAACACAGCGAGAGTTGCCTGCGCCGAGGGCGACTGTAAAATAAC